ATATTTCAAACTTTTTTGAAAATAACCCTGACTCAAGTCTTTTTGATATTGATACTTATACTGGAATATTTAATGAAGGTATAAATAACTTTAGCACAGAAGAAGGTAAAAAATCAATGTTACTTGGAAGTATAATTGGTGGATTATCGGGAGGAAGATCAGGAATGATAGATTACAATCGTAATAAAGAAGCTAAAAAGGCTGCTAAAGAAGCTTCAATTTTAGGAAGAGCTGCTTTAAGATTTAATAACGATGTATTTGAAAGAGAAGACTATACAGAAGAAGTAGATGGAAAACCTGTAGTTAAACAACGTATCAAACTTGATGGTAATGGTAATCCTGTAATTGATCAAACAAAAGCTAATGCTGTTTTAGCTGATAGAGAACATATTGAATATCTTGATGATATTGCAACACTAGCTGAAGAAAACGGTAATGATGTATTAGCTCAATTAGCAAAAGATTCTGCTTTAGCTAAATGGGTAAAAATGCATTACGATACTGGAACTGAAAATCTTTTAAATAATAAAATTAAATATCTAGAAAATCTTTCAGATGAAGATTTCTTAAAAGAAGGTTTTGATCCTTCTACTAAAGATCAAACTATAGCTTCAATGAAAAATAAAGTAGCTCAGTTTACAAAACTTGCAGCAAGATTAGATGCAAATTTATTAACTAAAGATACTAGTAAAGAAGGAGCTGCAAACTTTAGAAAACGTAAAAACGAATTATATAATATAGGTGCAACACTTTCTAGTGTACAAACTGAAAAAAATAAACTTACTGCTGAAAAATCTCAATTAGAATCTGATCCTTTAGCTAGTTTAGATTCTCAAAGAAGGTTAGCATATTTAAATTTAAAAATTTCTGAACTTGAACAAGTAGAAGAAAAATTTATGAATGAATATGCTAAACTATCTGATATTAATAAAGGACAGACATATTATAATAAAGACTATAAAAAATCAATAACTAAAAAAGTAAAGTCTTTTAATCCTGAGAATACAACTGTTGAACAGTTTACAAATTTTGAAAACTCTCAATTGTTTGGTCAAGAGCTTAAAATGAAAGGAGCTAATATAGATGCTGAATTTTTTGAAAAAGGTATTGAAGAAAAATTAGCTGATGGAGAAGAAGCTCCTGAAATATTAAATGATTTACTTTCTGAAAATATATCTGTTACAGATAAAACAAAACAACTACTTGAATCTCAGATAGATACTAAGTTAGATGAGTTAGGTAAAATCATGGAAGCAGCAGATGCTTTAACTTATGGTGGTGATACTTCTATATTTACACCAGAGCAATTAGCTACAGCTGATAGAATTTTAAAAGGTGAAGAAGACATTAATACTGTTGCCGAAACATATTCTCAAGCAAAAGATAAAATTAATTCTTTAACTATTGAGAATAAAAGAAATGTAAATAAGAAAACTGTTAAGGAAAGTCTTTTAGCACCATTAACAAATCAATCTTCTTCAGCTGTTTTTAATGCTAGTAATACTGAAGAATATGTAAATTTACCTCAATTAGAACAAGTAAAGAAGAATCTTACCAATATGATTAAGGTTCTTAAAGAAAAAGCTGATTCAGATTATAATGGGGTTATTAAAGAATATGAAGACTTACTAGCTAAAACAGAAGAATTAATTTCTGTTGTTAAAGAACGTCTTGCTGATAAAGAAAAGCAACAAGAAAAAATAACTATTTCTAAATCAAATCAAGCAAAAACATCTATTGGTTTAAACGATAAAGGTGTTGTAATTGAAGAAATATATGAACTAGCTAAATCATTAATAGGTAAAGATATTGAAAAAGATCTTGAATCTTTGTCACCAATTGAAAGAATTGGATACATTAATAATGTATTATATGAGCTAAAAGGTTTATTAAGTGATGAACAAAAATTATTTCTATTAAACGAAGCAAATAAAGTTACAAATGAATTTGTTGGTGTAGTTACTTCATTACAATCTAATACTTCTTTAAAAGAATTAGTTTCTTATATTAATCAAGTATATCCTAAAAATCCTAAATTAGCTTTTGCTAAAATTGTACAATACTTATCTAAAAAAGGTGGTACTCCAATTAAAAAGGACTTTTTAAAAGACTTTGATTTTCAGAAATTTAAAGAATACATTCTTGCAGAAAAACCTGATACTAGAATACCTACTGATAAACTTGAAAGATTAATAGATTTACATGAAAAAGTTTTAGGATATTTAGAGTTTTTTGATGCTTTAAATTCTGAATACAATCCTGTCGTAGAAACGGTAAATGAAAATCAGTTATCTAAAGATGATAAATATATAGTACCATCTGCTCAACAACTTTTTGCAATAAGAGATTTACTAAGATTCTTTTTATCTACAACAGCTAGAAGTGGTTCTGAAGTAATGGCATATTTAAAAGGATATGCTGGTACTGGTAAAACTAACATAGTTCTTAAATGGTTTTTTAAACTATCTAAACTTAATACAGATGAAGTATTTGCTACAGGGCATAATGAGTTTTCATCTAAAGCTATTAATGATTCTTTAGAAACAGGTAAATCTCCATCTTTAGATGAATTGATAGTAGCATTACAATCAGGTACTTTATCTGATAAAATAAAGTTATTAATTGTAGATGAAATAAATGCTATAGAAGGTATTAAAGTAAGAAAACTAATTGAAGAAATAGATAATTATAATGCAAGAACTGGTAAAAAATTAAAACTAGTAGGTTTAGGTGATCCTAATCAGATTACTGATAATGCTGCTAGATTTGGTAATACTATTATTCCTTTAGAAGATATATTAGATACTTATTTTGGTGGATATACTGTTATTACACCATTAACTATTAGGTATCGTACTAATGTATCAGCCGTTGTTGATGCTCAGGATTTGTTTATTGATCAACCAAAAGATTTACGTAAAGAAGAAATATACTTTACATCAAATCCTGAAAATACTTTAGGTGCTAATGGATCAATGGCTTCTGATGCTATTGAAAAAGAATTAAAAACTAAAAACTTATCTGACGGAAAAACCAGAGCAGTTATTGTTCATCCTGATGATGTATCTGAATGGAAAGCTAAAAATCTTGGTGTTGAAGTAGTATCTTATGTAGATGTACAAGGTAGAACTATAGATGAGGTATATGTTTATATTAATCCTAATAGAATACCAGGTATAATGCCTTTTAACCAGGCTATGTATACAGCTTTATCAAGAGCTACAAATTACATTTTTGTTCAAGGATTAAATATTAAACATGTTAATGATCCTAATGTTAACGCTTTAACTAGTAAAAACATAGAAGCTATTAAAGAAGGACGTAAAAAATTCCAAGAAGATAGGGAAGCAGAAATGAAACAACAAGATAGTAATTTTGTACCTACTGCTCAAAAACCTGCAACAGTTATACCAACGACTCCTCCTCCAACAGATGCACCTTCTGATCAACCTGATCCTGAAGATGAAGATGAAGAATTTTTTACAGAAGATGAAGAAATAATACCTGATCCTTTAGAACCAGAACCTCAAGTAGAAGTTGTAGTTGAAGATGGTGAAGTTAAATTACTTTATGTAAAAAATAAAAATATTATCGGATTAAGAGATGCTGATGGAAATGTTTTAACTGAACCAATTACAGCCGGAGAAAAAGTAGTTTATATACCAACATTATCTTCTCAAAAATATCCTATTATTGGTGTATATGTTGAAAGACCAGATGGTTATATTGAAGTAGGGATGTTATCTGAAGCAGAATTAAATGATCCTCCAAAAGGTAAAGAAAAAATATATGCTAAACTTATAGAAGCTAAAAAAGGTCAACTAACTAAATTTAATACTGATATTAATACAGGTTATTTAGTACCTGTTGGTACACCTATAGTTTTAGCTGAAGGTAAAGTTAAACAAGCATCTAAATTAACATATACTTATTCATCTGTAAGTCAGCCATTTAGTTGGGAAAATATTTTAAATAAGTTTAAAGGATTTTTTACTAAAACTCCAACTTTTGATTCATCTCAGGCAAAAATTAGAATTTTTACTGAAAAAGAAATAACTGAGTTAAAGAATCAAGGTTTTACCGGAGTAATATATGCAGGAGCTCCTTATGTACTAATTGAAAATCCTACACAAGAAGGTACTAAAAAAGTAGCACCTCAAGTAATTGCATTGAAAAGAAAAAGATTAAATGTAAATACTCATGCCGAGTTTTTAACACCTTTAATGAGTTTTCTTGAAAAGTATAAACAGATAACAAAGCTGTTTAATGATATTGGTATAAATGAAGCAGATGATATAGCTGATATAATTTCATCTTCTGATGTTTATTTACCAAAATTAATTGAAAAAATAAAAACTAAAACAGGACTTGAAATTAAGTTAACTAATGATATACTTACTTTACGTAAAGAAATAGATAACTTATTACATCAACCTTTAACTGAAAAACAAAAAGAAGTTATAGTAGGTGTTAAAGTTAAAAATTTAATTAATCCTTTTATAATAGATGATAAGGTTGTATCAGGTGAAGTTACAAAAATTGACGGTTCAAATGTAACTGTAAAATTAAAAAATGGTAATGAAATAGTACAGGATATTACTGAACTAGAAACTGTTACTAGAAGAAAACCGGGAAAAGCTCAACATATATTTAATTTAATAGCAAGATCTAATAATGCTGTAAATGGTTTAACAATTAGAGTATCAAAAACAGATAAAAAAGGAATGAAAATTACTTATGGTAAATCTCTTTTACCAAGGTATAATAATATTAGTAATGAAGAATTTATTGCTGAATTTTCTAAATATTCTGTTGATAAACAAGAAAAAATATTAAAAGAGTTTGAAGAAAAATATAACAGGACAGCTACAAGTGATGATGCTGAATTATTAAAAAGATTAGTATATTCTTCTTTAACCCCTGAAGATTTAGATTTTATATTTGAAACAGATAGTGAAGGTAATTTAAGTACTTTACAAGTACCAGTACCAAGAGAATCTAATGACGGTACTTATGGTAGTGGTGTTATAAATTATACTAATGCATATATAAACAATAGTCAGATTGATGAAATGTTCTTTGAAGATAGTCTTGAAAGTGTTTCTCCTGCATCTGCTGTTGTTACAATAAATAATGTTAAAGAACAACCTATTGAAGAAGCTCCAACAGGAGGTAAAAAATTAGTTAAACCTTCCAGACGTACTAAACGATTACTAAAAAGTGTTAGAAGAGAATTAGGAGAAAGTTTAAATAAAAAAGAAATAGTTTCTTATCTAAAATCTATAGATAAAACATTGACAGATGAAGAAATAAAATTTGTTACATCTGCTCAAATGATGGCATTAAATGAAGGTAAAGAATCTTGGGGATTGTATCAGAATGGTATAATCTATTTGTTAGAAGACGATTTTAACAAAGCTTACTTAAATGTAGCAAGACATGAGTTGTTCCATAGAATCTTTGATATGATGTTAAACGATTCTCAAAAGAGATTAGTTTACCAAAAAGCTATTGAAGAATTTGGATTAGATCCTAATACTGATTTAGAATCTCTTGAAGAAAGAATAGCAGAAGAATATCAAGAATGGAGAAACAAAAAACCATTATCAAACTTTTTCAATATATTATTTACCCGTATTCGTAAATGGTTAGGTATGAGTGTTAATTTAATACCTGATATTAATACTTTCTTTAATAATATTGATAGTGGATTGTTTAATGAAATAGTTTCTTTAAGTGATAGAAAAATGTCTTATGCTGAAATTATTGAAGACTTTGGTTCAGTAACAGCATTTAGAGAAGCTGAAACAATTATACTTGGTACATTTGATGACTTAAAGAAAGAATATTCAAATATTAATTCTTCAGATACTGTACCAGAAGACGATAATACATTATTACGTTTAACATATGAATCTATTTTAGCTGAATACGAAGAGTTAAAAGATCAAAAAATAGATGATGTTGTATATTTTCAAGCAATAAAATCTTTAAGTAATTCTAAAGTTTTTAATAAACTTTCTTTAGACATGTTTAATGGTTTAACTTTTAAAACAGAAGCTAAACCAAAAGATAATGAAGCTAATCAAAATACTGAAGATATAATAGGTTCAGATTGGACAGATGATATTAAAGACTCTGAAGAAATAAATCATGAACAAAAACTTTCTCAACAAGTAAAACAGTTTTTGTCAATGATTTTTACTAGTGATCAAGCTCAAGTTAATCCTAGATTTGCTTATCTTGTAACATTAGAAACTTTTTCAGGACTTGATACATCTAGTTGGGAAAACATATCCAAATCTTTAACTGAACGATTTAATTATTTTAAAAGGGTATACTCTAATAATAAAGATGTTTCTGTTATTGAAAAGTATATTAAAGAAGTTATAGATCAAGCATATTCAGATAGTATTCAAGATCAAGTTAAATCTACAGATGCTTCATTTACAACTAAAAATATTTATGTATTTCCTGAAAATAAAAAAGGTATTAGAAGAAATGAAGGTGAAAGTAACTGGAATTATTTTAACCGTATTTCTAAAACTACTGGTAAAAGTCTTAAACAAATTTCAGCTGATTTTATAAGTTATCAAAATAGAAATTTATTTACAGAACTAAATGCTCAAGCTTCTTCACTGTATCGTCAAAATGTACATTTTGGTTACTATACAGGTAAAAGAAATAATCCTAATCAAAGTTTAAGAAATGCTATTGTAGATGTAGAAGTAACCACAAAAATTAATAACATACTTGATAATTTAGTTGTTAATGCTAGAAATAAAGTTGACGGTAAAAACAGTATTATTTGGGCTTTAGGTAAAATTAAACAAGCTAAATCTTTAACTAAAGCTGCTGATCAAACTAAACGTAATAATGCTTTTATTGAAATAACAAATAATCTTTTAGGTTATGAAATTAAAGTACCTGATGGAGCACAAATAAAAGATTTTGATGCATTAGAAGAAATATTTAAACAATATCAAAAAGCTGAAAATGATAATTTACAACCAAATGAAATTATCAATAACATTTTTGAAACTCAAAGATCACGTTTAAATAATCTTGCTTCATATTTAATAAAACCTGCTGGAGAGTTACGTCCTTCAAACTATAGACGTATAGATAACAAAATAGCTTATGTGTTTACGTTAGGTTCTCAAGCAGTTAATACTCTTCAAAGCTTTGTTGAGAAAAGTTTTGTAAAGAAACCTGAGTTTTTAAACAGTCCTTATTTTAAAAATAATATTTTTATAAAAGGACTTAATACTATTCATAACTATATTAATTATGATGGTGTTACAGGAGAATATACTGAAGAAGGTACTAGATATAAAAATGAAACAGAAAGTGATTGGTTTGCAAGAAACTTCCATTACTTTTTTATAGCACATAACTCCGATAATAAAGGTAAAAAATATGTTCAGCAAGTAGTTACAATTTCAAATAAACCTAATATTATAGGTGCTGAAATTGACTTTTTAGATGAATCTAAAATTAAACAAGCTATTTTAGATATTATTAAACAAGAAAATGAATTTGTAAAAACTTTTGAAAATTCTAAAGTTAAATACAATACTGATAACAATGCTTTTGGTAAACTTGTAGAACGTAAAAAAGGAATATCTGATTCTGAATATGCTCAACAGGTATTTGATAAAATGATGGAACGTGGAGAAGAATTAGCTCCTACAGTTTTAGAATTACCAATAGATAAAGTAAAACTAAATGAAGTTATTAAATATCATGTTCCTGAATCAAAAATTACTAAAGCTATTGAAGTAGAAGTAGATAAATTAAATGAAACTCAAGAAGATAAATTAACTGAATTAACAATAGATCAGCAACTTGATGTTTCAACAAAACTACTTAGCTCTTTATATTATGCTAACTTTTACATCAATCTTCATCAGTTAAATCAACTAATGGCTGGTCCAGAACAGTTTTATAAAAATGAATTTGATGTAATTAAACGTATGTCAATAGCATTTGCTACAGGATATAAAGGATTAGTAACAAATATTAAAAACTTTGGTTTACCAAAAACTTATAAATCACTTGTAGTACAAGATGTTAAGGGTATTTTAGGAGATGATTTTATTGCATTTTCTAAAATATGGGGTAAAGATTTTGATCTAACTGATGCTCAAGGTTTTATGACACCAAAAAGAGCAAAAGAATTAAGAGAAGGATTTGGTGAAGCATTTAATTTTGGTTCTGTTATTAAACCTGTACATTTTGAAATAGACGAAAATGGTATACCAAGAGCTGTAAAATATTCATGTATTGAATTAAGTGATGAACTTGTTAGTATGTTCCCTAAACTAAAACAAGTAAGAGACATACTTGTAGCTAATGAAATAGATGAAATGGTCTTTGAATCAGCTGTTAAAGTTGGTAAACCTAAAACAATAGTTGAACCTAATGAAGATGGTACTTTACCAGCAATCATTAATCCTGAGTCTATACTTACTTTACAAAATGAAAACTATAGAATACAGTCTAATCCAGAACATGACGTACAAGATGAAGAAGTAGCTTTTCCTACTCAGCTAGGTTATTTCTTTAACTTTAGTTTAAAAAATAATGAATTAGCAAATGAGTTATTTGATGCAATGTCATCATTAATAAACAATGGTTTATATGACACACTTGTATCATTTGGAATGAGCTCAAGATTTGATGAAAAATCTCCTCAAATTGTAGAATTACAAAGACAAAATGTTAGAAGTAAAATAGCTAACTCAATGTCTAAAGAAAGGGATAATCGTCAAATCCAATTTATTTTAAATCGTAATTTAGGAATAAATACACCTTTCTTAGTAAAGAAAGCAATTACAAACATGGCATCTATTTTCTCAAAAGCCACTGTTGGTATACGTATTCCTGGAGGAGGGCTGGTATTGCAATCAGCTTATGGCACTGCTGAATTTACCGATAAAGATGGTAATTTAGTAAAACGTGATTTAAAATGGAGAGATGCTGATGGATTTGCTGAAGTAATTTTACCTGATTTTTGGAAAGATCAATTTAAAGTTGGAGATAAAATACTTTTTGATACCCAATTAGGTTTTCGTATTCCTTCAACAGAATTACACTCTGCTGTTCCAATTAAAGTAGTAGGATTTTATCCTAATAACAAAAACGTAATTATTGCTCCTAAAGAAATTGTATTCTTCCACGGTTCTGACTATGACGTAGATAAACTTTATGTAATGCGTAGAGGACTTTACAACAAAGATGTAGTAGATTCTGAAGGTAATGTAATGTATAAAGCTAATACTCCTGTTGGTTATAAAGGAACTAATATTGATCCAAACTTTATTAAAAAGATTGAATCAGAAAGAAATAATTTAAGGGCTCAAGTAAATATTGCAAGAGAAGCTTTAAATAATGCAACACGGATTCAATTAGAAAAAAAACTAGATCAGTTAAATGATTTACGTGAATTATATTATAAAAATGTAATTGTTGAATCATTTATTAAAGTAACTACTTCTAAAGTTAATGAAGATTTAATGATGTCACCTATTAGTATGGATAGGTTTAAAGGAATGGGTATTGAAGATGAATCTGCTTTTGATTTAGTTGCAAGATTAAAAGGTTTTAATGAACCTAAACCTGAGTATAAAAATTATACTACTTTAAAATTATATCAAAATGCTGTAAAAGAATGGGAAGAAAAACGTAATGCTATAATATTTAGTAAACGTAATTTGTACGATTTAAATGATCAAATGCTAATGCATAAAGATAATTTTAGCGGTACAAAACTTACAGGTGTTTATGCTAATATGGCTAAAGTTATAGCTTATTATTTCCAGTCTACTGTTGACGGTAAAAATCCTAAGTTAAAAGAAAACTATCATATTACTTTAAATGGTGAAACGTATGATGATTTTAACTATAGAGAAAAAGGAAAAGAAATTACTGTTAACTATGATAAAGAAGGTAAACCTGTTAAAAACCAACCTCTTATTACAGAAACTATAGACTCATTAGTAAATGCTGCTATTGATAATGTAAAAGAACAAATTTTACCTATTATAGGTTTTACTAATAATTTAGGTGGAGCAGCAGTATCTATGGTAGCTATGGGTATACCTTTAAAAGATGTTGTTAGAACAATGATACAACCTGTATCTCAATATATTAGTTCATCAAAAAGTTTTAACAAAGGATACTATAATTTTCTAGATGAAATTAAATCAAGATTACAACTTGTAACTAAAGAAGATTTTGATGATCTTATGGAGCAAGTTGAAAAAATTGAAATAACTTCAGAAAAACTTGAAGAAGCTACAAAGAAAGATTTGTTTGCTGATAAAGATCAAATGATGTTTCAATTAGCTGTAGCTAAACAATTAATATTTAAAGCTGAATCAATAAACGGTTCTATTGCCAAAGGTGTTACGGCTTATAGTATATTAAAGAGTATGCCTATTGATTATCCTACTGTTAAAGCAGTAGTAGATGAAATAGACACTATATCATATAACTATGATGCTAAAGATAAAGAAGCAAAAACAACTCCTCAAATGGTATTTGAAAATGTAGATCCTGTAAAACTTCCACATATTAAAGCTGCATTTAAAGTATTATTAACTTTAAAAACTAAAACAGAATACTTGTTTTTCCAATACAACCCTGTAATTCAAGAGTTTGCTAAAAATCTTTTTGCAAGTTATGAAGTTCCTATTTCATCTGATGCTACTGTTAAAATGGCTAATTTAAGAACTAAAAAAACCTATCAAGATGAAAGTCTTGTAGGAGAAAGTTTGATGAATTACTTCTTGACAGGATTAAAGTATAAAACTAAAGAGGGTTATATTATAGATAATGATGTAAATAACGAAGAAGAATATACTAAAGAAGATGGTACTACTTATACTGGTATGGATGCATTTTTAAATAGATTTAGTGACGAAGTAAGAAAACTTAAAAAAATGTATCCTGAAAATGCATTTTTAAAGAAACTTTATTGGAACAATAAAACTAGAGAATGGAGATTTGATGTTGCTAAAAATATGGACCAAACTGATATGATTACTTATGAATTAGCTTTTAAAGAATTAAGTGATTTACCAGATAATAAATTTACTAAATTACAATATGAATTTATAAAATATGCAGTAATTAAATCAGGTTTAAGATTTGGAGTTACTAATTATTCTCTTATTATACCTTCTGAAATGTATGAACCTTTAATGCTAGAGTTTAATCGTTACATGAATGGACTTAGTGTTAATCCTGTAATGTATAAAGACATGTTAAAAAGATTAGAAGAAAACTTCTTGTTACAATTTGCTATAAACAATATGGACAATGTTAAGTTTTTAAAGAAAGATGAGTTTGAAAAAGATGAAGCAACAGGAGTTATTCGTATACCAAATAAAGAAAATGTTGAAGTTAGCTATTTTGTAAAAGTTTTTGATACTCTGTATTATATTGACAAAGCTTCTTTAACTTCAGAACAATTAAGATATAATAGAATTATAGATACTAAAGATAAAAAAGGCTATGCTTTTAGTCCAAATATTTTAGTTGGATACTATAAAATAGATAAAGCTTTTGAAAAAGGAGTTCCTATAGTTTCTGTTAAAAATGTTAACAATGATACATTCTTAGACACTAGACAATTTAATGTTGGACAAAAGGTTAGAATGGTTAACTTTGCTGATTATACAAGAATAAATATGGTTGAAACTGAAATATCTGATGCTCAGGTAGATAAGTCTGGTAAAACTCTTTATACTGTTACAAATAAAGTTGAAGTTAGTACCGTTCAAACTGATCAGGAAATATTAGATTCTAAAGAATTTCAAGATCTTTTGGTTGAAGGATATATTCCAGAAGCAGCTTTACATAAAATAAAAAATAAATGCTAATATGTTTTGTCCTAATAAAAATACAGAAGCCTATAAACAACTTGAAAAATCTCTTGGAGAAATAGATGCTTATAATGCCTGGTTTAAATTTAACAAAGATTCTAAAGAACCCGTTATACCTACTGTAGAACAAGCTAAAAAACTACTTTCTGATATACAAAAACCAAAAGTTCAGTTTTCTATTGATGAAGAATATAAGTCTTTATATGAAAAATATGGTGATGTAATTGGTAAAGATTTACCGTATAAAAAAGCTATAGATACTGCTTTTACTATTAATAAAGTTTTTAAATCTATAATAGCAAGAGTATATGGTGATGAAGATACAGGATACAGAATAACAATTGAAAGAAAAGAACTAGTTAATGTTCAGCAAAAGGTATTGGATAAAATGAAAAGCCTTTTTCCTAAAATTAGAAGAAAAGTTATATCAATGCAAGAAGCTGTAGATATGGTTGGGGAAAATGCTTACAAAGCTAATGCATTTATATTAGATAACATTGTATACTTTATTGATGGTAAAATTACAGATGAAACTGTAATTGAGGAATTTTTACATCCTTTTATTGAATACTTATACCAATATAACAAATCATTATTTGATAATTTATATGAAGAAGCTAGTCAAGATAAAGAATTAAAAAGATCTGTTATTGATAGATATTCTAAAGTAACTAAAAACGTAAACGATATTAAAAAAGAATTAGTTACTCAAAAATTAACTCAACTTTTGAATTACGAACTTAAAAATGTTCCTGAAAGGAAAATTGAGGAAACTAAAAGTTTAATAAAAAAAGTATTTGACCAATTATCAAATTTCTTTTATAAAATATTAGGAGGTAAACAAAAATTAGATGCAATTATATTACCGCCAAAACTATCTTTAGGTACTCTTGCACAAATAATAAATACTGAAAACTTAGAATTACCTGTATCATTTACTTATCAACCCATGTTTAGTTTGCTAGATGATGTACAAACTCAATCTAGAGCTCAAGGACTTTATATTGATGGTGATAATTATAAAGATAAAAACGGTACAATCTATGAACGTCTTACTGAATGGGTAAGAAATGTTTTATCAACTAAAGAAAAAAGTTTATCAATAGAAGAATGGGCTGCTTTAGAAGCCAAAAGAAGATTCCAAAACGGTAACACTAATTTAAATGCTTCTGGTGTAGAAGTTTTAAAACAACCTGACGGTTCTGAAATAACATTAGAAAATTTAACTAGAGAAATTCTTATAGACTTTAATACCTCAAGAGCTTTTGGTACAATTGCCCACTTAATTATAGATAAATCTATTAAAGAAAAAATGGGTGAAGATGTAACAGAATTAAGTTTAAAAATACAAGCTGAAGCTGAAGGTAAACCTGATCAAAATGCTATAGATTTAAAAAGATTAAATTGGATAAAAGATAATATTGAATCTATATTACTTTTAACAGGAACTAATGCTTTAGATTCACGGGTAGATAAAGATAAAAGAGATAAAATACTTTCTGAAATAAAATATTCTTTTGAACCTTTGGGTATTGCAACTACAATAGACGGACTTATACAACACTCAGATGGTAGATTATCTATCAAAGACTGGAAAACTGGTAATCTATTAAGTGATTCATTAAGACCTTATTTAATGAATGAGTTTTCTAGACAAATAGAAAATATAATAGATAGTAAATTAGATAGAGCTAAAGCTGAAGTTGTGTTAAGGGCAATGATGATTAAATATAATAATCCTGCTGCTAAATTTAGACAGTTAAGCATTGAACAACTTAATAGATCTAATCTTGTAGAAACTCATAATATAAATCTTGAAGCATTTTTACCAATGCTTGAAGAGTTTTTTAAAAATAAAAATCCGGAAGCTTATCAAAAGATGAAAGCTAAAAATCTTTTTGATCCTTTAGAATATTCTTTAATGCCTGTAGTTGATGAAAAATCAGCTGTTAATGTTCAAGAACGTATAGAAGAATTAGATAAAGAAATTCTTTTAACTAAAAACAGAATGATTCAAGAAAAATCTAGTTATAAAAAGAATAAATATAAACAAAAACTAGAAGATTTAACTAGAGAAAGATTAGAGTTAGCAGGAATGGCTAGTATAGATTTAACTGAACAAAAAAGTGAACTTGGTTTTTGGAAAAGACATTTTGGAAAGTTAGGTAATATGTCAAATCCTATTTATAGAACTTATAAAATGCTTATTGATAAAGCTAAAATGATAATGATAACAGAAGAAAAAGCTTTATTTAATGAATTTGATAAGTTACAAGAAAAACTAATGAAAGAATACGATTCTAGACCAGGTAATATAGGATTAAAATATAAAACTGCTGATGGGTCTGGTTTATATGATTTTATGTGGGTTAAAAAAAATAAATCAGGAGCAATTGGTTATTATCGTATAACAGAAAAAGATGCTGAATGGGATACTCTTACCGAAACTCAAAAAGCATACGTCAAATTTTTTTCAGAATCGTTGTCAAAATTATACAACGAAGTAGCTAAACAAAAGGTATTTATTACAGCTACAGGACAAGAGTTAAATAATGCTGAGTTTTCAAAAGTTGATTTTGGTACAGAACTTCCTGAAGATTTTATGCCAAGAGTTTATATGGATTTTGGAGAATATATGTCACACTTTGGTGTTGGTAAAACTGCTGCATTAGAATATCATAAATTTAAAAATAAATATTTACGTACAGATTTTTATGCTAATAATGCAAATGAAGTTCTTCCTTTTAAATTTTTAGGTAATGCTGCTATAATTGGTACTGGAAATTATACATTTAATGCTGAAAGAGCATATAAAGAATTTGCCAAAAATTTATTAAGAAAAAAACATCTTGATAAAATACAAGCTATAGGTAATGGTATATCTGTAATATTTGGAAACAATGATTGGGAATTTGATAAACAATTTATCAATGATAGGATCATGGTAGAAGTTACAGGTATGAAAAGAAAAACTGATTTTAGTCAAAGTAAGTATTCGTCTTTAAGAAAAATAGAAAAATACGGATTTGATTTTGATGCAATTCTAGGTGGATTAAAAGAAATAGTAACAGCCGGAACTATGTGGTTAAAACCTTTTGCAGGTTTACGAAATGGTGTTTATACTTTAATGACAAACCATAAAAATGCAGTATCTAGAAGTATAGCTAAAAGAGTCGGAGTTCCTCCTGAAGAATTAGATTTTACAGAATCAGATTTAATTAAAGCTGATAAACTTTGGATGCAATACTATTACGATATTATTGCAGGTAAAGAAGAAGAAAACAAACTTCATTTATTACTAAAACAGTATAACTATTTACCGGATGCTTATGATTTTAGAGTTATAAAATCAAAACTAATATCTGAAAAAAATAAATTTATGAACTCTGATTACTTGTATTTCTTCCATTCAATATTTGAAGATTGGGGTACAGGGTCAATATTTACAGCTTTAATGTTACATAACAAACATAACGGTAAATCGTTATATGATAGTTATACTGTAAAAGATGGTCAATTAGTTTGGGAAGGTGGAGTTAGGGGTAAAAGAGCTGATGGTAGTGAAATTACAAGTTTAACTTATGAAGAGTTAAATAAATTTAAATCTATTAGTGCTATGATTCACGGTAACTACCGTGATGATGAAAAAGGAGCTATTGAACTATATGCTTGGGGTAGATTAATAATGCAATTCAAAAGGTTTGTACCTCAACAATTAATAAACTTACTTCAAAGTAGACAAATGTCTTATAGTTTTGGACAATGGAAAGAAATGTTAGACCAAAATAATAACAAATTAATGGTTTGGGAACCACAAATTATTAGAGGTAGAATGGCATTAATGTTTGACTTTTTAATAAAAGGTACTGCATTTACAGCTCAAGGTCAAAAATATTGGGATTCTTTAAGTAATAGAGAAAAACAAGATCTTGTTGCTGGTTTGTTTACATTACTTATTTCTTATATGGGTGGTTTACTTGCTACAATAGCTTTTGACGATGATGAAGAAGAAAAATGGATTGCTCAATCTTGGATTAAAGTATTTAGAGATTTATCTGAAGGAATGAGACCTATAGATTTAATAGAAAATTTCCGTTATAGTAGTGTATCTGTACATAAACTTTATAATTTAACTAAAGCAGTAACAGAATTTAGTTATGGTATAGCTACAGGAGAAGTAAATAAATATGGTGAATATAAAGGTAGTAATGAAATTGCTAAAACACTTCCTTTCTTTTCTACAGTTTATGATATAGATAGAGCATTAAATAATACTCGTACTGGAAAAAATGTAGGATTAAACATATTTAATGCAGATAACTATAATTGGGATATTGATCAAATAAAATAAAAAGGAGGGGAACCACCCCCTCCTCCGTCAGATAAACCCAAACATCATAGTCGAAATGTTTAACCATTTTGATATATTAACCTATACAGGAGTTGCTGACCAATCCTGTTTTTTAGTTTTAATGACTAATCTAAAATAGTTTATCGTCAGTTTCTTACCATTTTATTCTTTTCTCAATTCCGTAATGCTTTTGTATAAAACTATTTGCTTTACTAAAAGCATTTTTATGTTCTAGTTTTCTATTTTGTCTGCAAGCATATGCAGGATGTTCTAAATTAATTACTTCAATATTAGAATGTAACACACATTCTTCTATTAACTTTTTAGCTGCTGAACCAAACGTAATAACAAATCTAGGTAAATTATCGTTAAATAACTGATTAAGAATACTAACATTAAATTCTTCCCATCCTATTTTTGAATGAGATAGACTATTAAACTTCTCAACAGTTAAATAACTATTTAGTAATAATACACCTTGTTTAGCAAGATATTCTAAGTTGTTATCAAGTTCTAAATTTAAATCATTATAACAATCTTCTTCAATAGCTTGATGTATCTTAGATAGACTTGGAGGAGTTCTATCTTGACTATTTGTACTAAAACATAAACCGTCTGCTACAGGAGCATTTGTCCATGCACTGAAATTATTGTAAGGGTCTAAACCAATCCAGATAACTGTTACATCATCGGGATTAGTTAATTCAAAAGCCCTAAACACATTATCAGATACAGGATACACTTCAATTTCTTTTCTTCTTTTAGCAATATAGTTAGCTAGTTTTTTAAAATAAGGTTTATCAACCTCATTTTTAACTAATCTCCACCAATTACCGAATCTTTCTTCTAATGTTTTCATATTAATTTTTATAACCTGTTCCATTACAATCTTCACATTCCATATCATAATCACAGTGATCACCACATTCAGAACATATACCTATATCTGAACTATCGGAGTCACCATTACTTCTTGGTTCTGCACCACAACAATCAGAGATAAAAAGATTACCTTCACCGTTGCAGTAATTACATTTACTAACTTGTTTCATTTTCGTCTTCAAATAATGTTAAAAATTCTGTTAATTTTACTTTAGTTATAGAGCAAATCATTGATGCTGTAAAATAACTTACATCAGTCATTTCATAATGTAATTTTAAATACTCAATTAATGTGTTTGTATAATTAGGGTATTCATTACTAAAATTATTAAACATGTTTTTATATTGAGGTTTTAGTTGTTCAAATAAATTTTTTATCATAAATTAACTATTAAAATATATATCTTATTGTATTCCACGGGATTATATCATCATGTAGTTTAGTAAATTGTTTAATATACTCATGCTTTAGCTTATGATTATATCTTAGATTTTCACCACCATACTGAGATACTTTAGCTTCTTGTATATCTGGTTTCCATAACAATTCTTCTGCTACAGGATTAATTTTTAAATTGTTCTGATGTTTACCTTCATTATGAGTAAGAAATATTACTTCACATTTTACAGAATCATTATCCCAATCATATGTTTTAGCATATTCTCTAACATCTTTAAATAATTGCTCATATTCTTGTAACCAGTTAAAACATACAATTACTGGACTAAAATTTAAATGCACATCATAACCTGCATCTTGAAATAATTTTACTGCTTCTAATCTTTCATTTATTTTACTAGTGTTAGGTTCTAATAAATCTGAATAAGATTGAGGCATAAGACTAAACCTTATACGTATCTTTTTTTCAGGATTATACGTACAAAGTTCTTTGTTTACATACTTAGTAGCAAAACTACCCATAGCTTTAGGATGATTCTTAAAAAACTCAAATGTTCTTACCCAATCATAATGTTTAGTATGTAAAGCCATATCGGAATTACATCCGAGATCATACGTTGTATATTCAGGATGTGTTTGATTAGGTTTATCTACTATTGTAAAATATGCATGATTATTAACTTCAGTAAGTATATCACCTAAATTAGTTGCTATATTTACTCCATCTACCTTATGTCTTTTACAATAACAGTATAAACATTGAAAACCACACCCAAATATAATAGTAGGAGTAAGAAAATCTGTGCTCCTACCACTATATTTAATTTCCAGAGCTTTTCTGGTACTTTTTTCAACTATCATGTATTTGATAATCCATTTAGTGATTGATTTATTTTTTGAATGTTTACCTTATAGTCAGGATATTTATTTGATAAATACTTTAGTATTTGTCTTTTATCATTACTGTTAAGTTCAACAATCTCAAACTTTTTTATAACTTCTTTATCTTTTTTTAGTGTAAAAACAATATTATACCTCATTACTTGCTATAATTTTAAGTGGACATTCTAAAGGAGTATGTTCTATACATTCAGGTGCAGTAATTACAGAAACATAATCTGCATCTTTTAATTTATAAGCTAAATATCTTTTACAATTTTGTTTCATATGACAAGATACACCAGATTCTGTTTCTCCGGTGCATCTTGAAATATCTTTTGGTAATATTATCATTTATTCTATATTAAGTTGTTGTTCTTCAATACTAGGTAATTCCCATTCAATAGGTGTAAACATGCTTATATCTAAATCGTTTTTGATTTTAAGACATTTGTAGTTTTTGTAAAACTCTTCAATTCCTTTATACTCACCAAAATAATTTACATATTCTTGTAATATTAAAGATTGATAAGGTGTTCCTTCTTCATCTTCTTTTATAAGATTTTCAGCATATTTAATACCTTTACCTGGTATACCTTTAATATTATCAGATGTATCTCCAGTAATCATACTACACCAAAAATTATTTTCTGCTGTACTGCCTGCTACATAAACCCATTCATTTTTTCTAGGATTATAATGATTACCTACTAATCCAAGTAAATCTTTATCTGGGCTAATTATAAAACTATTAGGAGTTTGTTTTACAAAACTAGCTACTAAATCATCTGTTTCATATGGAAAATCAATATCTAATTTAATTCTAATGTATACAAAATTCCACTTATCTGCTAAATAGGATTTCATTTCTGTAAGATTCTTTAATGGTTCTAAATCTTTACGATTAGCTTTATATTCAGGATATATATCTTTTCTTGATTTAGAACTACCTCCAAAGAATCCTATGTAATCAGTAGCTTCAGTTACATTTAGAATATTAGTAATATAATCATCTGCTACTTTACAAGATTCTTCAAATGTTCTTTCTCTGTAAGTAAATTTACCATCTACTTTAACCGGTTCACCATTTTCATCTAATATCTTCTCTCCAGTAAGTGATAAATAAAATACGTGATCTACATCTATACATGCTATTTTCATGTTATTTAATTATTATTTGTATCTAAAAATATCATTCTATAACTACTTAAAGGAGGACCGCCTTTATTTGTAGGAGTATCAAATTCAGGATGTGGATGTAAATTAATATCTATTTCATATTCTTCTCCGTATTTACCTTCAGCTTTTAACTTTTCAATATAAGCTATATTAACCTCGTATCTTCTAAGAGATTCTTTATATATAGCTTCTTGATCCAACATTATATCTTCAAAACCTCTAGTTACAGATAACCAACCTTTTGAAGCTATGTATTCTGAAATTTCATTAGTAGCTGTTGTATCACCTTGAGAATTACCTTGAAAAGCAAATTCACAAAGCAAATCATCAATACCTAATTTACGTTTCATTTTATATTTATTCATTCAAGCTTCCTTTCTATAAGTTTCGTTGTAGTATTGTTCTGCAATATGATGATAGCCAACTAATCTTTTAGATTCATGATGGCAACCAATACCAAAAGCATCTATAATCTGCTCTTTCTCCATTGCTTTGGCTTGTTCAAAATCTC